GGATGTCCAAAATGTGCCGGAAATATTCAACTAACAAAAGAAATTGTTCAGGAGCGGCTTGATGAAAATAATCGCGGAATAACTATTTTGGGAGATTATATTAATAACTCAACAAAAACTCTATTCCGTCACATTGAGTGTGGTCATGAATGGGAATCTCGTCCATATAGTATATTAAATGGTCATGGTTGTCCTATTTGTGCTAAGTTTGGGTTTAATCTAGAAAAACCCGCATGGTTATATTACATCAAAATTCTTCATGATGGATGGTATTACTATAAAATCGGTGTTACCAACCGAAATGTTGATGATAGATTTAAATCACACGACAAAAAGAAAATTGAAGAAATATTGTTTACTGAATATTTTGATATTGGTAGACGTGCGGTTGAAAAAGAACAATTCATATTGAATTATTTTTCCGAACACAAATATAACGGTGATCCAATATTGATTTATGGTGGTAATTCGGAAATTTTTACCCACGATGTATTAAAAGAACATTTTGTGTATTGATAAATAATAGATCAACAACCGTATTTAGGTGGCATCATGTCAGTTATAAATCGTTCTCCAGCAGATACTAATTATGCCCAGGTAAACCGCTATTCCATGGTTATTCCCAGTATTTCCTCATTAACGTACTTTTTACAAGATGTAAACGCTCCCGGATTATCAGTAATTTCAGCCACACAGCCAACCCCGTTCAAAGATTTACCCAGGCCAGGAATTAAGCCAAATTTTAACGAGCTTGTTTGTACATTTGTTGTTGATGCGGAATTGTGGGCTTGGGAAGTGATTTACGACTGGATACGAGGGTACGCATTTCCGTGTTCGCATCAAGAATATATTTCCTTAAAACGCCGCTCTGAAATTTCCAGTCATGCAGTTCAGCCACAATATTCTGATGGTATTCTGACAATAAATTCCAGTCAGAACACACCTATTTTAAATCTTCATTTTGTGAATTTATTTCCGATTTCGTTATCTGACATTAATTTTTCGACTAGGGAGAGTGCTGATACAATTTTGACTGCGACGGCAGTATTTCAGTATCATATATACAATATCAAGCGTATATAAAATGGCCATTATTATGGAGGTTGGGGATGAATATATTAGAGACGATTTTATCGGAGTGGAACAAAGATTCTGTTATTGATGACAGTAAGATACAGGAAGAGTTGATTAGGATACCGAAATTACATTGTAAGTACATTACATATTTGAGTCAATGTAAGGAACATGCATTGAAGTTAAAGTTTGATTATGACAAGTTAAGAAATTTGAGATCTGAATATTATCTTGGTACATTAGATAAAGAGACATTAGAGCAGTATAATTGGGAGCCATTTCAGTTACACATATCTACTAAAGCTGGGATTGAGAAATATTTGGCTGCTGATGATTATTTGATTAAGGTATTACAGAAAAAATTATTTTATGAGCAAGCGATAGATATTATTGAATCTATATTGGGAGAGATTAAAAATAGGTCATGGCAGATTCGGTCATTAATTGATTATCAAAAATTCTTAAATGGTGCGTAAATGGTTGATTTATATATTAAAAAACAAGATGAGACTTATATTATTTTGGAATCTGAGCAATCATTATTATATGAGATTTCAGAGTTATTTACATTCTATGCTGATGGGTATCGGTACAATCCTAAATATAAGGCGAAGCTATGGGATGGAAAGATTAGGAGTTTAAGGCTGTTATCTAAGAATCGCGGAAGGATATATGGTGGGTTATTAAGTAATATAATTTCTTTCTGTAAATCTAGAGATTATTCATATAAAATTGATGATGAATTAATATATAAGAATGAGATTTCAGAAGAAGATATTACTGGGTTTATAACTGAACAAAAATTGATGGCACATGGTAAAAAGATTGAGGCTCGTGATTATCAGATTAAGACTGTATTAGATTCTATTAATAAACATAAAGTAGTGATATTATCTGCAACTTCATCTGGTAAGTCATTAAGTTTATATTTATTAGCTCGATATTTTCAAGAGAAAGGATTGAAAGGGGTATTAGTAGTACCTAATGTATCATTAATTCATCAAATGTTTAATGATTTCAAAGATTATTCATCTGGTATTTCTTGGAATGTTGAAGATAATGTACATAAGATTTATCAAGATCAAATTCATGAAGCATTGAAAGATATTACAATTTCAACATATCAATCATTACATTTAATTAAGGACAACAATTTCTTTAAACAATTTGATTATGTGTTATGGGACGAGTGTTTTTCTGGTGATGCTAAAGTATTGACAAAATCTGGATATAAAAGAATTGATGAAATATCTGTGGGAGATATAGTTATAAACTATAATGAACAAACAAAAACATTTAAAGAAGATGTTGTTGAAAAAGTACACCTAAATATAAGTGTACACGAAAAAATGTTTGAATTAGAATTTGATAATGGTATCAAGATAAAAGTTACTGGGAATCACAAATTTTTAACTACCAACGGATGGATTAGAGCCGATCAATTAACAGAAAATGATGAGATAATTTCATATGAATAAAGTAGAAAAACTTGTTTTAAAATATAACACAATTTTATCAACTAAAAATACTAATCTAAGATTGGTTTCATATTCAAATGGGGTAATAATATTTAATAATGGTAGAGAAATTTCTGACCAAAAACAAATAGTGAACTTTAAGAATAGATTAAAATCCAACAGAAATTGGCCGCTTGATGATATTTATAGTAGTGATATAAATCGTGCCACAGAAATTGAAAATAATTTATTAAAAGAAATTCAATCTCAAGGAGGCAAAACAGTTCAGTCATTATACGGTGATAAAATCAGATTAAATTTAAATACTGGTATTCCATGGAATACTGGCACAAAAGGTGTAAAAAATGGAACCCCTTGGACCGAAGAAAATAAAAGAAAATTGAGTGAATCAAGAAAAGGTGAAAATAATCCAATGTATGGTAGAAAATATACTGAAGAAGAGAAATTAAAACAATCTGAAAATATGAAATTGGCAATAAAATCTGGTAAATTTACCCCAAAGTCTAATAATAGATTATCCAGAAAAGATTCCATATATAATGGTATTAATTTCAGATCATCTTGGGAAGCAATATTTTATTCATTAAACCAGTCATATGAATATGAGAAATTGAGAATTAAATATTTTAGTTCCAAAAAGAATAAATATAGAATTTATATTGTTGATTTTATTTCACATATTAATAAAATTGTAGTTGAGATAAAACCAAAAAAATCATTCAAAAGTGAAGAAATTGATAAAATCAAGGCATTATCAGTCTGGTGTAAGGAAAATGGGTATAAATTAAAAATATACACTGATAATAAAATAAAAAGTATGGCAAAATTAGTAACAGATTTACACAATTTTGATAAAGTAACTCAATCTAATATATTAAAGCTAATAAAATGAAACTAATCAATAAAATTGAAGTTCAAAAAGAATATACTACATACAATTTACACATTAAAACTGACCACAATTATATTGTTGAAAATGCGGTGGTTTCCAATTGTCATCAGACAAAAGCGAATGTGATTCGTCTGATTATGGAAAAATTTGTGAATGCGAAATACAGATTAGGTTTTACTGGTAGTTTAGATGCGATTCAGGCGAACATAAAAACAATTACTGGACTTTTTGGACCAGTAAATAATATAATCACATCTAGAGAACTGATTGAACGTAAAGAGGCTACTCCATTACTGATTAAATGCTTAGTATTAAAATATGATGAGGACACCAGAAAAGCTAACAAGAAACTTAAGTACATTGATGAGGTTAAATATTTAATTTCTAATCATAAAAGAAACGTATTCATTAAGAACTTAGCGTTAGCTCAGAAGCAGAATACAATTGTATTAAGTAATTATGTTGAAAAGCACGGAAGAATCCTATTTGATCTCATTAATAATTCCAAACTGAAAGGAGATCGAAATGTATATTGGATTCATGGTAAAGTGGAATCAGAGGAACGTGAAAGGATACGGAACATACTGGAAACGGAAACTGGATCAATAATCGTAGCTACCACAAGTATCATGTCCACAGGAATCTCGATTCGGAACCTTCACAGTATAATATTAACAACACCCGGAAAAAGTACCATTAAGATCATACAGACTTGTGGGCGGTTACTGCGCTTAAACGACAATAAAGTTCAGGCGGTTCTATTTGATTTGGTTGATGACATGAGGATTAAGAACCATAATAACTTCATGATCGAACATTATGTGGAACGGGTATCAGTCTATAATGAACAACAGTTTGATTACAAACTTATTAATGTTCCATTTGATCAATAAACAGATGTTTCTAAGAATGAATCAATTGTAATTGGCGGGCCGAAGGACCGACGATGGAAAGTGGAAGAGTGAGCGTTAGCGAGGGATGACACTTTTCTTTTACTACGACTGATTAAGTTTCCTTTCATGTTAAATTAATATTCATATCACGCTTATTGATCTGAATCCAGTCTCAAAAGAAATGTAGTAGAACCCATTAAATCTCCATTAACACGTAATAAATTTAATGGTTCTAATGAACATAGTACCCCTTATATCCACATAACTGGTGAGCTTAATCTCTTCTTTAGAATTAAAGTTGAACTTTATCTGATGAAGTGGAATCTTATCGAATTGAATAATATTGATTCCAGTAATTAACTTTACCACGCGATCTTAATGTTATTATGTGGATTACGTGAGTTTTGTCTCTTTCTATGTGAATAATAACACTTGATTTCAGTAATGAATCTTATCACGCGATTTTGATTTGATGTAATTACACTTTTATTGATTCACGTTTTTTGGACATTACTTTTTACCCCCCCCCTTGAAGGTTTTTAAGGGAAAACTGCAACAGGCTAGGAACCTATAAGGCTTGGGTCACTGCTACAAAAACCACGATAGACGTAATAGTGGGTATCTTATTATATAAAATAACCTACCCACCGAGAAAATAACCTCCTAGTTCGCCCCATTTAGAACCAGTGTCAAACTGCTACCCTAACCTCATTGTGTTAGGTTGTTCTAAACTTCTTTTACCGCTGGGTCTTACTTCAGCTTAGGGTTGCTAATGTCCTTTTCAAAAATAGGATAGAGGGTTTCCTATATTGCCCGACGTTTTTCGCCTGCTAGAGACGCTGGGAGACGTTCTGTGTATCAAAACACTGTATTTTTTAAGACCTTTTACCAGAAGAAGTCAAGTGGTATCCGTTCTCTAAAAAGGTTGTTCTACCTAATGATCCGCGATGAACCTACGAGAGCTTAATCTGAATTCTATCCCTATTAAATTTTACCGTACTATTATAACACAATTTTTAACAGTTGTCAACAAGTTTTTAACAATTCTTATACTAATTAGACATCCTGAGAATTAGAAAGTTCCAAATTTTTATTCATTTCTGCAATCATTTTTTCTCGATTTATTAATGCCTGTGTTTTATTTTTATTAGGAAGTTTCTCTAGTAATGTTTTTCTGGCTAGAGCATGTAATTCTGCTCTTAGATCATCTGCTAAATGGTGATCATTTTGATGAGCATATAGTATTAATAATACTTTCAGATCTTCCAATATTTGGACAAGTTCATCTTTAGGAACATTCATATTATAATCTTTTTTGACAAATGCAACTGCCTTATTAATTACTTCTTTTATAGTTCCCATTGTATATGGGGAATATATTGTAACTTTTCTTGGAATTTTGTAAAAAATCTTTTTAGGTATTTTTTCTGGTTTTGGACCTCTATTCACAACACGTCTTTTAGATTTTCTCATATTTCACCCATAATTCGTTCAATAATACTTAGACAAGTTATATTCAAGAAAGTTCCACAAAAGTTTCAACATTTATAAAATTCTATTAACTTTTTGTTTTTTCACTCGTAAATCTGCTAATGTTGAAATTCCAGGATGTTTTTCATCTCTTAATTGATTTAGTATTGCCAAAGATGTATTTGGATGTGTTGTTAATGTTTTGAGTACCTTAAGATGTTCTGGGTTTGTTTTATCTAATTTATCATGAATGTATTGGATCGTTGGTGATTCAGTATTTTTATTTTTAAGTATGGTGTGATAGTTTTCTAGATGATTGTTTTTGTGATCTTCATCTTCTGGTTCTGGGTGATTATCGGCTTCTACTGCTATATTATGTAATAGATGTCTATCTTGTGTGTTTTTTGCGATACCATTAAGAAGTTCTTTTTTAGTATATAGATCATTATCATAATCACCATTTTCAATATGTTGAATCATTTCATCGTGTTTTCCAGCATCAGTTTTTTTGTGTTTCGCCACTGCTAATATTTTATCTAGATGATCAGACCAAGATATTGGACCATAACGGGTATGTTGACGGTGATTATAATCATAGATATCAGATAATACTTCATGATCAATATTTGGATGTTCTAATATTCTATCAGCATATCCTTCTGGATCATCATCATGGATTCTTTTTAATAGATGAGAAGATGTTTTTGGGTTATTGAGTAAATTATCATAGATATCTTCTATATGTTGAGATACATCATGATTATCTAATATATCTTCTAATGTATCTGGATCAACTTTTGGGTGTGTTGCAATTTTGGAAATTAGTTCTGAATGGAAATCTTCGTCACCAACTCCAGGATTCCAACCATATTGTTGTTTATCATCATTATTATCTAAAATATATTTTAGAGTTTTGGGTGATACATTTGGATGATTTAATATATGCATATAATGACCATGAATATGTTCTGGATCTTTTACATAATCATCAGCATATTGATCTTTTAAATGTGTAACATGTTGTGCATATTGGTGCATTTGTTCTGGCGAATAGTCTTTCATATCTTCCACAGAAGCAAATGTAGAAACTCCATCATCATTATATAATTTATCGTTTTTGAAATAAATTTTATCTGGATGTGTTGGCCATTGTTTGTGAGCAAATTCTTTTGCTGCATTATCAAATAATGGATATTGATTTCCTTCAGAATATCCACCGGGTTTGGGTGCAGAATATGACCTTCTTTCTGGTCTAAAAATATGTGATCTATCTGGTGATTCAAATTTCTTAAATAAGACTCTAGCAATAGCTTCGTTTTTATTCAATTCTGTTGCTGGTTTAGCAACACCTTTTTTAGTCAGATATGCAATTAAAGTGCCATTATCAAGATCTCCTGCTACTTTATGATGATATTCACCAGAATTAGGATGTGTTTCGTCTCCTGGTAAAGTCATACATGATCTCCAATGTCTACCAGAAGACATGCCTGCTACATGATAAGGGTGTCTAGAAATAACCATTTCATGAGTATCGGGTGATACTTGATCGGCATTTTTAGCAATTACTCTAGGATCAGATGCGTGGAGATTTGGATCTACTTTTAATTTCCCTAAAATTTTTGCAATTTTAGTTTGTCTACCATATTTATCTACAGCAATACCATTAACATAATCATGAATTTGATAACCATGTGGTTCGATATGACCTCTAATTTCATTTTCTCTACTTCTATCAACATCCCCTAATGGTAATGCAATAGTATCATTATCAATTTTTCTTCCACCTTCTGGAATATTATTAAATAGATCGTTATGAATACGCATAGACCATGGAGAAGATCTATTATCAACCCATTTTCGTTGTCTTTTTGATAATGTTTCTGATAATAGTTGTCTAAAACTTTTCATTTAAACTCCCTCTGAATCTAAATAATCCAAAACATCATCATTTGCATTTGGATTTTCTCTAATTGAATTCTGATATAATGTAGGATTCGTTTTTGCTATTTGCAATAAATTCTGTACTGATGCGTGTTTATGTCTAGCAATACGATCTAATATTTTTCTTTGTTCTGATTCTTTTTTACCTTTATATTTATTTATAAGATAGCCAAAAGTTTTTTCTGTTGTTCTTGGATGAAAGGCAACTCGTTCATGGATAGCAAAATCATCTGGGAAATGTTTTGTAGTAATATCATGAATAGTTGAATCATGAATATTATAATTCAATAACATTCTCTTTACATGATGTAGATTATTGGATAGCATTTCATGTAATACATTTGGATGAGTATGTTTAGAATCAATAACGGAGCGTTTTACGTTTTCATCATGATCTAATGATAATCGTTTAGATATTTCTGGTGTAACATTTTTATGAGTAGCAACTGCCATTCGAATGTCTGGATTTGAATTTTTAGAATGCCCTAACAATTCTTCTGGAGAAGCTTCTGGTGGAATTATATCTAATGGAATTGGATCATGTTCCACAACTTCTCCATGCCAAATATGATTATTTCCATCACGCTCTGGTGTTTTAGATAATCTGATACTTAAGCCTCTTTTAAGTAAAAATTCTTTTTCAGCTTTATCTCCCATTATATGAGTTCCAAAACTTGATGCACCATCCATATAAATATCATGTTTTGAACCTTTCGGTATTTTAATCCTAATAATATGTCCTTCTTCATTTTCTCCAGAATTAGAAAACCCCAATGCCTTTCCTGACCAAATACTTGTTGATGTATATGCTGGAAAATGTAAAATGGTATGTTTATCAGAATCTTCTTTTTTATGACCAGAAAATTCATCTGAATGTTCTTCTGCTTTAAATAAATGCGACGGATTCCATTTTATACCAGTATACACATCAAAATCTTCTGGGGCAGGTTTAACTTTATTGTGCATTTCATCAATATTATTAACAAGTGTTTTTGTTCCTTCTGATAATTGTGAATGATTAATATTACAAGTATGAAGACGATGTAAGGTATCATTTATTCCATACGATCCCAAAGAATACCTTTGTGACATCTTTTTGGCATGGTCATTGTTATGGGCATCATAATAATCATGTAATCTTTGATGTAATCCTTTAACTTTTTTGGTTAATTTAGATAATTCAGATTTATCAGTGGGTTCATAAAAGGTTTCTGTAATACCAGATTGTTTTGGGTCAATAATATTTCTTTCCTTTTTATCCTTATGGTATATCTTTTCTATACCAATATTAGAATGATGAATAATAAATCTACCTTTTGAATCTTTTTCAATCGGCGGATTCTTTATGAATTGCTTAAATGATTTCATTCTTGTGACCGTCTAAAATGTTTTGTGGATGCCAATCTCCATTAATTTCTTCGCCACCAGAATGATATTGAACTCTTACTGGTATATGTTTCCATCCCAATGCATGTGCTGCCATGATTCTATGATTTCCTTCATTAACCCATGGTTTACCTTCGTGATCTACTTGTATAAAAGGATATTGCTCAGACCCAGATTCATTCTTAGGTAATGATTTAGATTTACCCATTTCAGATTTTAACCATTCCAATGATTCTGGTCTAACATTATTTTGTTCGCCTCTTCTACCAGGAACTTTAATTAACTTTTCAATAGGTATATTTACAGGATGTGAAAAATATCCAGTCACAGATCCGAGTGTTGGAACACCATAACTATCTTTTCCTTTTGATATAATTCTATTCTGTTCATGTTTCAACCATTCTCCCCCAGGATTATCAGAATTGAATTCTGGTTCTGATTCAATTATATACTCTTTAAACGATTTCATTCTGTTTTTGTTCCCATTATTACAGATTTTCTACATAAATTATGTAATTGCTTCATTCTATTATGATTTTTTTCAAATTCTGATTGATGATTATTAAAAGCTTCCATATCACCATTATCATGAGCATTCGATGCAGCTTTATATAAATCTTTTTCTTTTTGTATTCTAGTTACATATTCTTTTTCAAAATCATTTAATGGTTTGTTCTCTAATTCCACTTGCCTTGCTTCACGTTCTTTATTTGCTTTATCACTTTTATATTTGGCATATGAATCTTTTGCTGCTCTATTTTCTGGTCCATTATTCCATTTGTCTTTAAATGGGTGTGAAGAAATTAAATTTCCTTCATCATCATGTGCATCCCATGACATTCCTTTCTCATTAAATCTAACATTTTTATCTTCTTTTAAGAAATCTTTGAATCTAAACATTTTCTACCCTAAAATAAAGTATTTATAAATATTCATATATCCACATAGGAGATATGATATGAACCAATATGACCTTCCTGTTAAAATTATCCGCCTAAAAACCTCAGAAGATCTAGTCGCTTTCGTGGAAGAATCCAATTCCTATACAACTATTTATTCCCCGATGTGTTTCAATACGGACTGGGATACTGAATCTGAATCTAATTCATTATACATTAATCATTATCTCCCAATTAATATGATTGAAGAAAATGTAATAACAATTTCTAATGACAATATCCTATTTATCGTTGATGCCAAAGAAGAATTTGCTGAATATTACATCTCAATAATTACTGATGTAGAAGAATCTAATGAAATGAACTCTAAATGTACTAATGTAGTAAATACTAAATTACATTAATCTTAAGAGTTTGTATTCAGTATTTATTTCTTTTTATCATCAAAAGGGCACGTACTCATTATACAGCCCTGGAAACACCGTGTCAAGCACTTTATTTCAATATTGCAAATATACCCTTGACAAACTCCAAAAATGTGGTATAATATATCTACCATCATAACTAGGAATAATAACATGAAAAAATCCAAGCCCGTAAGAAATAATTATGTAGATAATAAGGAATTCTCCAAAGCAATGGAAGACTATATAAATGCTTGTAATATGGCAGAAGCACAAAATATGCCAATCCCAAGAGTCTCAGAATATATCGGTGAATGCCTCCTTAAAATCGCAGAAAATACCGCCAAACGCCCAAACTTCTATAACTACCCCTTCAAAGACCAGATGGTAAGCGATGCGGTGATCAATTGCCTTTTATATATAAGAAATTATAGCCCTCAGTATAAAAATGCTTTTTCATACTTCACAACATATACCTTTAGAGCCTTCCTTAGAAGAATTGCCGCCGAAAAGAAATACTTCTATTCAAAATGCAAGTTGTTTATGGATGTTGCACCAAATATTACTGATGAAGAAATCGAAAATTTAGAAATGACGACTGAACAATATAACGTATTATACGACAATTTAAATGACTTCGTAAATGAATTTGAAGAAAAAGAAAAGGAGAAAAAGAAAATCAAGAAAGCGAAAAATCTAGAATTATTTATAGAGTAAAATATGCCAAGAAAATATACTATGGAGGAAGTTAATGATAAACTAGCAGGAATGGCTAGTACAATTAGAGTGTTGTGTAATTATATTAACACTTCGACCAGAGCTTTGTTTAAATGCTTGACATGTGGTTATGAATGGAATAAACTACCAAATGATGCTTTACAAGGTTCTGGTTGCCCAAAATGTTCTGGGAAATTACCAATACCAAAAGAAGATATATTACAAATATTAAAAGAAAAATCAATTGAATTAACAGGCAATTATGTTAATACTCAGGTGCCAACAGATTTCAAATGTCTTATATGTGATTATGAATGGACAACAACACCTTCTAGCATTATCCATCATGATACAGGATGTTCGAAGTGTTCTGGTACTTTAAAATTAACTAAAATTGATATAAATCAAAAACTTATAGATTCAAACAGAACGGTTAGGATGGTGGGTGAATATAGTGGTGGTAATAAAATACATTCACAATTTGGATGTTTAGTATGTGGTCACGAATGGCCAGCCAGACCCAATGATATTTTATCAGGTAAAGGTTGTCCAGAATGTGACCACAGGAAAAAATTCTTAACAGAAGAACAACGTATTGAAAGGAAAAATTATATTCTAAAAGTATTAGAAGAAACTAAACGCAATATTATTATGTTGGGTGAATACATTAACAATGCAACTGGAACACTGTTCAAATGTCTAGTATGTGGTCATGAGTGGCCAGCCAGACCGAATAATATTTTAACAGGATATGGTTGCCCAGAATGCAACAACAGAAGAAAAAAGTTGTCAGAAGAAGAACAACAACAGAAAAAGGAAGAGTTTAATCTAAAAATCGTACATAGAAACATGGCGTTAATTGGAGAATACATTTCAGCACACACAAAAACTTTATTTAAATGTTTAGTCTGTGATTGGGAATGGGATTCCAAACCAAACGCAATATCTAATGGAAATGGTTGTCCGTGTTGTGCTAATCAATTAGATTTATCAAAAGAGATTGTAAATCAAAGACTTGAAGATGCTAACAGAACAGTTAGGTTAGTTGGAGAATATATAAAAACACAGGAAAAATCATTATTCGAATGTTTGGTGTGTGGGTATCAATGGCCAGCAAAACCTGGGAATGTACTTTATAATAATTCTGGTTGTCCATGTTGTTCAACTGGAGGATTCGATATAAATAAGCCAGGAATCTTATATTACATTAAGATTAGATACGAAGATCAAGAGTATTATAAAATTGGAATAACTAATAAATCTGTTCAAGAAAGGTTTACTAAATCAGAATTAGAAATGATTGAAGTTATATCAGAGACTATATTTGAAAATGGATTTGAAGCATATCAAAAGGAACAAGAAATTTTAAAAATATTTGGAGATTATAGATATGCTGGGGTTCAATTATTGAAATCTGGTAACACAGAAATCTTTTCTATAGACATTAGAGAAATGTATGAAAATAGTAATTTTAGGTGATCTTCATTTTGGAATTCAGAATGGTGCCAAGCATTTTAATTATTGGTTTGAGAAATTTCTGAATGATACATTTTTCCCATATTTAGTTACCAATAATATCAAATATGTTGTACAGGTTGGTGATGCATTTCATCATAGAAAGCAGACATCGCATCATGCGCTATATGAATGTAAGAGATATTTTTTTGATAGACTACAGGAATTAGGTGTTATATATTATGGATTGATTGGTAATCATGATACTGTACATAAGAATGAAATCAAGACTAATTCACCTAAGATATTATTGAGGGAATACAAGTTCAATATTATTGACGAACCGATGGAGATTGATATCGAAGGAATAAAGTTATGTATGTTACCGTGGATATGTAAAGATAATTCTGAAGATACGATTAAGTTAATTTCCACAACAACATCTGATATATGTTTTGGTCATTTTGAGATATCTGGATTTTCAATGTATCGAGGAATTAAGAATAAAGAAGGATTACAAGTATCATTGTTTGATAAGTTCGAATATGTATTTTCTGGACATTTCCATTATCGGTCACAATCCAATAATATATATTATGTTGGGACACCATGGCAATTAACATGGAATGATTTTGGAGAAGTAAAGGGATTTCATACATTTGATTTATCATCAAGGAAACTTGAGTTTGTCGAAAACCCATATAAGATGTTCCACAAGATCTATTATGGTGAAGAATATGATATCTCCAATATCAAGAATTCATATGTTAGGATATTAGTTAAAGAACGAGATTCTGAATTTGAGTCTTATATAACTAAAATATCAGATATGAGTCCAGTTGATTATATTATTGAAGATCAGATGGATTATATTGAACAGGAAGTTGATATAAATGATGATACCCCGACTATAATTAAATCATATATAGATTCATCACATATGAAAAAATTGAATGTTGACACCATGAAATCTATGATGATGAATCTATATGAAGAAGCACTAGCGGTTGAGAAATGATTATTATTAAAAAGATCAAAGTAAAGAATTTCTTCTCTGTTGGCAATTCCCCAATAGAAATTGAATATGACAAATTCAATAAAACGTGCGTTGTTGGAATAAATGGTTCTTCTAAAAGTTCAGTAATTATTGATTCATTAATCTATGCTTTATACGGAAAACCATATAGAAAAGCCAATATTCCAACTATCATCAATTCTGTTAATAAGTCAAAATTAGAGGTTGAGTTATTATTTAGTGTTGATGGAAAGGAATATAAAATTATAAGAGGTCAAAAGCCCACTAGATTTGAAATCTACTGTAATGGAGAATTATTAAACCAAGATGCTTCTAATAAAGATTATCAACAATATCTAGAAAACAATATTCTCCGAGTCAGTTATAAATCATTTACAAATGTTGTTATTCTTGGTTCGGCCAGATATAAACCATTCATGCAAATGCCTGCAGCAGATCGTAGAGAAATTATTGAAGATTTGCTCGATATCCAAGTTTTTTCAGTTATGAATGAATTGGCCAAAAGTAAATTATCAACACTAAAAATTAATCTGTCCGAATTGGATTATTCAACATCACTACTAAAGGAAAAAATAATCCTTCAAAAGAAACATATTAAAGAACAAAATAAATCAATAAAAACTCAACTAAATGAGAGTCAATCTCAAATAGACAAATATAATGAAGAAAATGCGAAACTGGAGAAAGATATATTTTTGATTCAGAAACATGTAGATGTTCTTAATAATAAGATTTCTGACAGAACGAAATTGCAGAGTAAAGAACAAAAATTGATATCCATGGAAAGTAAGATGGAATCAGCATTAAAGAAATTGAAAAGGGACATGGACTTTTATAAAACAAATGATACCTGTCCAACATGTTAT